CCGGCGGTAACGGTTGCTGATAAAAGCGTAAATGGCAAGGTATCGCTATCTGCGGTACCAATCGGCGGCAGCCTTGTCACGGCGCGCAAGATTTACCGCACCGCTGCGGGTGGTTCGGTTTATTACCTGCTCACAACAATTGCAGATAACACCACAACAACATACACCGACAACACCGCAGATTCAGGTCTTGGAGCGCAAGTGCCAAGCGCAAACACTACCGGCGATCCAATGCTTAATATGTTGATAGCATCGGCAAGACAACACGCAGAGACGCTTCTGAAACGATATTTGATCACGCAGACGGTAGATTATTACCTTGATTGTTTCGATGACTGGGAAATCAAATTGCCGCCGCTGCAATCGGTGTCGGCAATAACTTATGTTGATACTGACGGAGTAACGCAGACAATCGATTCAGCGGATTACTTGGTTGATGCGGTTAGTGTTCCAGCAAGAATTACACCGGCATACGGTAAATCATGGCCGGTTGCTAGGTATCAAACCAACTCTATAAAAATTCGATTTATTGCAGGATATGGAGCGGCTTCTGTTGTTCCTCAAATCGTCAAAAATTGGATTCTGAACAGAATCGAAGAGGAAGTTAATCAAACAGCGCACAACGAATACATTGACAGATTACTTGATCCTGAAAAGGTTTATTACTGATGACAACGCCATTCACAATAACGCGATTCTGGGAAGGTGAAACTGTCGCTATTCTTGGTGCCGGGCCTGATATGACCGCAGAACTTGCGGAAACTGCGAAAGGTTACAAGACTATTGCGGTCAACCGCGCCGTAAAGTTTGCGCAGTGGGCCGATATGTTCGTGGCGCTTGATCCGCATCATCCATTTTGGGAAGAGGCTGATAAATTAGGTTTTAAAGGAATGCGCATTTTGGGTGTTGAGCATCCTGATTATGACGCGCTTTATCCCGGCATGATGTACGAAACTGTCCGGATTGCAGAAGGACACACGATCCAGATCAGAAATAATGCTCTTGCAGCATTGCGGATAGCTTTTCTTGCAGGCGCTAAGAAAATCATATTGTTGGGTTTTGACTGCGAGAGATACGAAGAAATCCATGCGCATACCGGTTTTTACGGTCTCACTCAAGGACTTGAACAAATGACCGCAGAGATTCGCGCGGCTTGCGTTGAGGTTGAGCGTATTGACTCTGAAGTTCAGAAGCCAGGAACAAGACCGGCGCGGCGTGGCGAGTTGATTGATCCGGCAACATTCCCGCAGCAATCCAAAATTGAACATTGATTTAAACCGCCGTTGCCGCGTTGAATATCCGGTTGAGACTCAAGATGCCGTCTATGGATCTGATGTCGCCACATGGGCGCTTTTGGCGGTTATCTGGTGCAACATTCAAGATGAATTACCAAGCAAAACTGAATCCACCCAAAACGGCGTAGTAATCAACACAAAACGCAGCAGATTCCGTGCGCGTTATCGAACAGATATTGATTCAAGCATGCGGATTATTTGCGATGGAATTACTTATCAGATTGTTTCCGCTGCGGCTGAGATCGGCAAGAAGCAGCATATGGAAATGATGATTGAGCGATATTCGTCATGACGGACATCAATGTTAAAGGCTTATCAGAATTACAAGCTTTCCTTGATACCTTGCCTGCAAAATTACAAAACAATGTCTTGCGTGGCGCGTTGCGTGCAGGTATTAAGCCAATCAAAGAAGTTGCTGTAGCCAATTGCCCGTCAGGCGAACCATCAGAAACCAATAAACGCAAATATAACCTGTATTCAGGCGCATTGCGTGACAGTATCCGCGTATCTGGGCGCATTGATAAACGGAATGGGAATGTTGTTGCGCGGCTTGTGGCAGGCGGAAAAACAAAGACAGGCGCAGATGTTTTCTACGCAAAAATGGTTGAGTTCGGAACTAAGCCGCACATTATCGGTGATGGAGTTCACCCGGGCGTTATGCCGAAGCCATTCATGAGACCGGCGCTTGATACAGAAGCAAATGCGGCTGTTTTGGCTGTCGGTGAGTACATTAAGAAAAGGCTCGCTACAAAGAATGGTTTGGACACTTCGGATATTGAAATAGGCATTGAAGAATGAGCGGCACAGCAATCGTAAGGTATTTGCTCGCAAACAATGCCAGCTTAACCGCTACCGTTTCAGCCGACAAGATCAAGCCCGGATTGATACCGATCAACACGGTATTGCCAGCCATCGGTATCCGGCAAATAAGCGGAAGAGAGCATCAGTTAATCAGGCGCGGCTCTAATCAGCTTGCAACAGAGCGTATCCAGATTACTGTCCAAGCTGCTACTTACGTGCAGCAAAAAGCAATCATTGCTCTGATACGCTCGGCACTGCCCGGAACTCGCGGAACGGTGAATACATTTACTGTTGACAGCATCACTTACGAATCAGACGGGCCAGATTTAGAGTACGAAAACCCGGTAATTTTTGAGCAATCACTTGATTATTTTGTAAAGTTTATTCGATAAAAGAGCAATAGCAGCAAATAGCAGCCCCGCATAGTCGTGAGACTACCGGGGCTTTTTTATGACCTTAACGCCTTGGTGGCGCAGGAGAAGGAAATGACGGCACATGCCTCAGCAGCAAGTTTTACAGACACAATCTACGCTATCAGCGCAGCGCTCCCGGCCACTTATGACGCAGCCGGTTATGCAGCAACCACAATCACTTATACAACCATCGGGAAAGTTGAGTCGTTCCCTGAAATCGGATCGACTCGGCCAATCACCGAATTCGTCCCAATCACTGGCGCGGTTGAGTTCCTAAAAGGCGCGCCGCGTTATGGTCAGGGTGATATGACTATGGCCGATATTCCATCAGATGCCGGTCAAGTCATCATGAAAGCGGCAGACGCATCAGCAAATCACTACTCAATGAAGATCACTTATCCGGACAGTGAAGTCCATTACTTGGATGTGATCGTAGCTGGATGGAGATTATCAGCGGCAAAAGAAGGCGCAGTAATGACAAGAACGGCAACAATTGCGGTGTGCAAAGCGCCTGTAGTCGTAGCTGCTTCTTAATCTGGCACCGGCTGGCTTGTCTGCCCCTCTTGCGTGGGGTGACAGGCTGGCGCGGGCAATTATTTTTTTAACCACGCAAAAGGAAATTAAATGACTTTCGATATTACTCAATTTGAATTAGACGACACGGCAACTTTAGTTATTCAGGACGCATCAATGGAAAACGATCTGCTGGTTGATGGTAAACAGGTTATTTTTACTTTGTACGGCCCCGGCAGTTCTGAGCAAATTAAAGCGCAGCACAAAGCGAATAATGCCGCAAATTTGCGCGCATATGCAGCACTAAAAGGTAAAGCTGCAAAAGATTCTTCAGAATTAACTGAGCAGGATGAGAATGCCAAATTAGCCGCATGCACGAAGGAAATAAGCAATTTCCCGGTTGAAGGCGGAGCGCTCGCTATCTATTCAAACAACAAGCTTTGTTACATCAAAAAACAGGTCGAAGATTTCATTCGATCCTACGCAAATTTCAAGAAGCCCTCTACAGCGAATTAGAAATATACGTCAGGTATCTGGCGTGGCTTAACGCTACTCCGGATACCAAAAAAGAGGGCGAACGATCAAGGCTCGAATCATTTGAATCCGCTCAATTGCCTATTGAATTCCCCGAATGCCAGGCCGGTTATATCCTGAATTATTTGTTTGAGCTTGGCCTGACGCTCGGTGATCGCGCTTTATCACACGGCGAAATTGAAAGCTGGCAGCGCAATATCGGAATACGGCTACACCCATTTGAAGTACGTTTTATCAAGAGATTATCAGAAGTATATCTATCCGCATCATACGAAATGAAAACCGTGAATGCAGAAAACCCCTGGGAAGAATCGCCAGCCTATATGTCAAACAAATTCCTAAACGCACAGAGAGTAAAAGCCTCGTTGCGTAAAGCTGCGAGCGGCGAATGAGTCAAGTTGCCGGCTCTCTAGAGATCCAAATTTTTGCGGGAATGGCACGCCTGCAAAAGGACATGGATCAAGCAAAGCGCACCGTGTCAGGCGCTGTTGACACCATGAATCGTGTCTTGGGAACCATAGGCGTGGGCGTGTCTCTGGCTGGCATAACCAGCATGATTAAAAGTGTTACGGACACCGGCGACAAACTCAACGATTTGCGCAAAATCAGCGGATTGGCTGTCGAGGAATTGGGCGGATTGGGGAAAGTTGCCGCTATGAGCGGAACCAATCTCGATAACGTTGCGAAAGCCGTTGGGATCATGTCAAAAAACATGTACGCCGGGGCTAAAGCTTTTGACGTGCTGGGGATTTCTACAAAAGACTCAAGCGGTGATCTGCGGAATGCAAATCAAGTGTTTCTTGATGTTGCTGATCGTTTTTCCCGTATGCAGGACGGCGCAACCAAGTCAGCTCTTGCAAATCAATTGTTCGGAAAATCAGGGCGGGAACTGATTCCGCTGCTGAACGAGGGCCGGGCAGAGCTAGAAGCAGCAACACAAGCATACGCGGCGCACTCTGGCATGACGCTGAAAGTAGCTGAAGATTCTGACCGTTTCAATGACATTTTGACGATGCTGGGCGGGCGCGTAACTGCTATCAAAACCAGCTTTGTCGCTGAGTTGCTGCCCACGCTGAATGCTATTGGCAATGCGATGCTGAGTACCAGCCAATCAACAAATCAATTCTCATTTGCTGCTAATGTTGCGGTGCCGGTTCTGAAAGGCTTGGCTATTGGTGCATTCACGGTTGTAGATACTTTCCAAGGTATGGGGCGGGAAATCGGTGCGCGCGCTGCGCAGCTTGTAGCCTTTGCAAGTGGTGATTTTAGCGGCGCTAAATTTATCGGCAATGCTCTTGCAGAAGATAATGCAAAATCGCGCGCAGAATATGACAAGTTTGTAAAAACCATCCTGGATAGTGACAAGGCAGTTTCTCAGCTGACAGAAACGCAAAAAGAATATTTAAAAATTGAGCAGCAAGTCCCGAGCGTTGTAGAGAAAACCACAAAGGCATTGAAAGAAAAGAAAGTTCTTACAGATGCGGAACAATTAGCAATATTGCGTACAAACGAATCAACCAAGGCAACTATCGCGCTTGCTCAAAAAGTTGAATCTATTACGGATAGCGTCGCAACCGAGCAGGAAAGATACAACCAAAAGTTAGAAGAACTCGACCGGCTGAAGCCGTACCTCAGTGTTGAGACCTACAATCGCGCCCTGCAAAAAGCGCAGGATGAGCTAGGCAAGACGGCGCAAAAAACAGCAACCACAACCGACGAAGTAAGCCAGTTGTGGATGCAAGCCGGTCGCAACATTCAATCATCGCTGGGAAATTTAGTGTTTGATTTCTTCAGCGGCAGCTTGGACAACATGGTCAAAAACGCCGGAAACGCGGCGTTGCGAATCATGTCCGAATTTGCCGGGTTGCGACTCGCGCAAGGTCTTGGCCTTACCAGCTTATTCACTGCGGGGTCAGCGGTAGCCAGCACGGGCGCGGCGGCTGGTGGCGGAGGTCTTTTGAATCTTGCGAGCCTCGGTACTAGCGCGTTTAATTTATTCAAAGTTGGTGGCGGGATCTCTCAAGGCGTAGCCGGTTTGTTTGGAGCGGGTGGCACGCAAGCAGCCGCAGAAGCTGGTGCAATGGCATTGTGGGGCAGTTCCGGTGCGGCAACCGGCGGATTGTCCGGGGTGATGGGAAGTTTGTCGGCATTCGCCGGACCTTTAGCGCTTGCCGGTGGCGTTGATATCATCGGGCGCATGCTGGCCGGTGATAAAAAATTGGGTGGCGCTGAAATGATTCCAGTAATTGGCGGGTTTCTTGCGGCGATGTTTGGACGTGGCCCCTACAAATTCCGGCAGCAATCCTTGCAAGGCACGGTCAGCCAGAGCGGTTTCGATGGCGACATCACCAACGTATTCCGCAGCAAGGGCGGCTTGTTTATGAGCAACAAGCACAAGTCTGTCACAGAGCAACTGACGCCGGAAATGCAAATGCTGTTTGATAGCACCATCGGCGGCTTTTTCCAAGCCGCAAGCGCTGCCACGGCAAACCTTGGGCTTGATGCAAAACTGGTTGAGAATTTCACCAAAGAAATTCAGATCAAATCAGAAAAAGGCCAGAAGCTCACGGAACAGGCCATTACCGACATGCTGAACGGTATCAGCGATGATCTCGCAAGAGCCGCGCTGCCGGTTGTCGATCAGTTCAAAAAGGTCGGTGAAACGTCAATTCAAACGTTGTCGCGCCTGTCGAATGAATTCAGCGTGCTGACCAACGCGGCCGGCTTGCTGTTTAATAAATCGTCGGAATGGTCGAAAAACTTTATCAATGGTTTCGGCTTCGGTGATCGCACGGCGTTTTTGGACAGATTCGGCGGCGCCGATGCATTCGCCGCGCTGGCTAATGGATTCGCGCAGAACTTCCTGCCCGAAGATCAACGCATGCGTCCGATCATAGAGGCGCTGGTATCGCAACGCGATGCGCTTAAACTGAGCGGTATCAATACGCGCGAGCAATACGTTGCGGCAGTTCAATCAGGAAAGCTCAGCGCTGATCAATTAGAATTCCTGCTCAAGAGTCAGGCCGTCATCAAGGATGTATTCGATTACCTGGACAGAAAAACCCAGGAAACGACAGCGATTCAAAATCAAACGCTTGATGCCGGCAATATCTACGGCGGCGTGATTGCGAATTTCAATCGGGAAGTTCAGAAAGTGACCGACAGCATCGAGACATTGAAGAATTTCTCGCAAGAACTGACCGGAACCGTGCAGCAATTGCAACCGATGTCGCGCAACGAAGCGCTGCAAAAGCTGTTCGGCTATGCCGCGGCGGCAAGGAAAGGCGCCGATCTGCCGGACATTGCCACGCTGAGAACGCCGCTCAACACGCTGACCAGCATGAACGTGAACGACTACGCATCGCAGCTTGATTATGCTCGTGCCCGCGCGCAGTCGGTCAATGCAGTCAGAACCCTGATTGCAATATCGGGCGACAAACAAGAAAAACTCGCAGCGCAAATAGTTGCGATGAAAGAAGCGTTCGCAGATTCGCTGGCGAATATAGCCAAATACACCGGGCAAACCGCGCAAATACTTGATAGCACAACGGCAGGCGGCGGCCCGATGTTGACACAGCAGGCATGATATGAGTGATTCATCAACATTCAGCGTCATGCTGCCGGTCGATATTTATAGCGGCTCTGTGTTTCAGTCGTCGACGGCAACCGAAGCGGATTATGCCGCATATAACTCTGGCACAACTTACGCGCTCGGCGACAAGGTAATCAGTGCAGCCACGCATAAAATCTATGAGAGCGCGGCAAATAGTAACACCGGGCACGATCCTACCGACATCAACAACCGCACCGGATCAATGATCTGGTGGAACGAGGTGTCTGCCACAAACCGCTGGAAAATGTTTGACGGCGAATCGACATCTCAAACAACGACGGCATCGCCGCTCACGGTCGTGCTGCGTCCTGGGTTTGTCAATGCGCTGTATGCCGG